TTATAGAGCAGGTAAAAATGGTGCTTTCGTTGATGGGGGACGTGATTACTTCCGTTATGGGGGTGATAACTTTAATGACTACAACATTGTTAAATTTAAAGTAGTTGAAGATCGATTGGAGTTTATTAATGAACAGGCGTAAATTCTTTGCATTCTTACCCATAGCTCCTCTTGCATTAGTTGCAGAGGGTGCAAGAGCTGCAACTGCTGACGGTGCTCCTATCCAAGAAACATTGAAGATTGTTTTAAATGGTGCTAAAAAGAAAGAGCCTGCTAAAGTAGTATCAAAAGGACTTTCTTGGAATGTAACATTTGCAGGTGCTAATGATGATCCTAATAAACAAGTATCAATGGCAGTAGGTGATGATGGTAATCTTTGGTTGAAGCGTACAGATGGTGAGTGGAGAAAGGTAGTAACAGAATGAGTAAGCTAGTAGAAGAAATCTTAAAGAATGAGATTGAAGTATTAAAGTCAAAGTATCTTCCAGAAGATACTGGTCATCTTCGTACTGCTGTAAACGTATTAGAAGAGCGTATTAAAGAACTTCCAGTAAGTGATCAAGCTTACTTTACTATGCATAATATTCAACTTGCTATGATGGAAGAGTTTAATACAAAGCTCTCTAGTTTCTCTGATGACAGAAATAATATATGGAATCGTCAATGGGCTATCGAGAATGCTATTAAGATTATTGAGGTAATGAAAGAAGTTAATACCAGAAATTTAATTTATGTAGCAGATCTACTATTTGAATATATTCATATGAAAGATGTTTGTGAAAAGGATAACAAAGCATGACAATGGAGAAATATGTAGAAGATTTAAAAGAACTTCTTCCAGAACATTTTATTGATAGTATCAAAGATTGGAGTGTATCGGATAGGATGTACGTTTCTCTTCATTATATTCAGATTAAACAGCTGGAAGATATTAAAGAAATGCTTTTTAATGCACCTAAACGAGTGCACGAATATAACAGCAAGGGTAATAGGTAAAAGAAAAGGGGGCCGAAGCCCCCTTTATTAGTTGAGCAGGTTGATCCTGCTTTATATTACATAAGGTTGTTAACAACAACTCTACGATAGTAGCTGTTAGTACCTGTAACAAGCTGACCAAAGTTAGTTGACTGTGGTGTACCTTCTTGTGATTCAGAGAATGGGTTTGCAACCATTCCGTAACGAGTCTTGAATCCAATCTTTGGCTGGAATGTATCTTGACCAACTGCACGAACCATCTGAAGTGGTACGTATGGGCAATAGAAGATACCGGCGTCGAATGCATTTGCACCCTTATAGCCAAGTGTCATATAGTTGCCAGTAGTATATGGGTCAATGTATACACGGAAGCGACCATTTAGAACACCAGCGAATGTGTTGCCTGTATCATCAACCTGGAGGTTGTTTGATGCAAGAGCTGGAGTATAGTCAAGAACGCCTGCCATCTGAAGAGCTGATGCAACGTCTGAAGAACAGATAACAATGTTACCTTTACCACGACGAGTATCACGAGCGATCTTATTAGCTTCTCTTTCCATATGGAACATAAGACCCTTGAACTTTTCAACTGACCAACGACCGTTTGAGTCTGTATCAAGGTCGAAGACACCAGCTGTAGTAGTACCTGATGCCGCACCCTTACGAGCTGCAAGGTTGATTGTACGAACTACTTCACGATTGATTTCAGCAAGAATTTCTGACTGAAGAATGTTAGCAAGTTCTGTTTCAGCATCAAGACCATGAACTGCCTTAAGATCTTGTGCAAGTTCAATAGTGTATTCTGCCTTTAGAGCACGTGACTTTGCAGAAACTGTAACTTTATCAATTGAGAAAGCCATTTCTGGGAATGAATCAGCTGCTTGACCAAGAGCTTCAGCAGTAGCTGTTGCCATACCACCCTTGAAGTTATAAGCGTCAGCGCCTGATGCATGTGTAAACGCACCACTGTCACCAGTATGTGCACCACCGAATGTATTAGCACCTGCAGTATTGAAAGTATCTGTTGACTTCTGTGTGTTTACTTCGTCATAGAATGTTTCAGCACCCTTTGCAGTTGAGTTAGCATACTGTGAGCGCATTGCGAAGATAAGACCAGTTGGTCCTGTCATTGGCTGTACGCCGCAGATGTCATATGCAATAAGGTTAGGCATTGCACGACGAATAAGTGAAATGAGGATTGGATCGTAACCAGCAACACCTGCACCACCGCCTGAACCGTAACCACCTGTACCTACTGAGTTAGGAGGTGTAGTTTCGTTAAGAAGGCCAGCTTGCTGTGCCATACCAGCTTCTTGTCTCATTGTGCTCTCAGTGTTTTCAAGCAACTGAGCAATGACGAAACGCTTGTGGGCATCTGCAATCTTTGGAAGATCTTCGTGCTCAAGCACTGGCTTCCACTTTGCAATTAACTGTTCATTAAAACCGTTCATTTGTGTCTCCTTTTAGAGTTTACTTAAGATATTTATAGATTACTTACTTTTTAGAATTTTTTGTGAGAGAAGAAACATACATTTGCATCACTGGATCAAGTGAAGGTCCCTTTGCAGGCTCCTCCACAGTTTCGCTAAGAAGTTGATCCTGTGCAACTTTAACTTCCTGATTCTTAGGGAAGTATGTTTCTTTAATTACGGAAACCTTCTTGCGAAATTCTTCTGAATTGGAAAAGCTAACAGCTTCAGTAAGCTTAGTAAACTTTTCTTTTTGTGTATCAGTCATTCCTTCTGAAAGACTATCAGTGATTTCCTTAATTTCTTTTTCACTAACTGTCTTTGAAAGCTCAATGTTTGCATCAGTAAGTTCATTTACTTTTGCTTCAAGATCCTCAATTTGAGAAACCATTGACTCTACAACATCTACTTGATCATCAGGAATGTTTACATAATGCTGTTCGAAAACATTCTTAAGGCCAGCCATGAATGACTCTGCAACCTGAGTTTTAATATTGTTTTCAATAGCAAGTTTATTTTCAGAAATCCATTCTGCAACTGCATAGTTAAGATAGTTATCTACGTTTTCAACCATCTCTTCTTTAATTTCGTTAATTGATTCTTCAAGAGTTGCTTCGTACTTTTCAGTAAGTTCGTTTTGAGCAACTTCATATTGTTCTTCAAGTTCTGCAACACGCATATTTACACGTGTAGATACAGCGGCCTCAAAAAGAGACTCAACCTTAAATTTGAAATCTTCTGAAAGATCTTCTGAATCGCCAAATAGGATAGCAAGATCTTCTTTTACTGATGGCATTGGGTCAGCATGCTTTCCTGATGACTTAATAGAAGCCATGTTTTGTGCTGACTTATCACCAACTGCACCTGCAGCAGCTTTTACTGCAGCATCAGCTTCGTCTGGTGTTGTAGCATTAGGATTCATTTCTGCACTACCAATTGAAGCAACAAAAGCTGCTAGGTCACCCTTATCAGCTTTAGCTGCATAAGCAACCATCTTAGAAATGAGGTCAGAACGTGAAACCTCAGTTGGCTTAGCTGCGATAGTAGCCATGTTAGCAGCTGCGTCAGCTTCGCTAACTTCTACTCTATCGTCAATCTGGTTAATTTCATTACTCATTAGTTTCTCCTTAAAGTTATATGAATTATTTATGTAACTTATAATTTTGATAGGAAATGTTTAAATACTCTTAATTTTACTTCTTTTAAGTCCACTTTAGGAGTCTCTTGAATTACTTTTTTATGAGCCTCAACTGTCTGTGTCTTAATTATACCATTATCCCATACCCAGTCTACACCTTCCATAATACCGTCAACATAGGCATCTGGGGCAGATGGATCAGCAACCACGTCAGCAGCAGTTGCAAGATAAAAATCGTCCTGTACTACATTAATACCATTGATCTCTTTTACGGAACCAAGACCACGTGTTGATACACCGACCTGAACACCACCTTCAATAAGGTTTTTAACAATTTGTCCCATAGGTGTTTCAAGAACCATAGCCTTTCCAATGAAGTTATTTCCATCTTCTTTGAGCTCTGCAATCTTAATGCAAACACGGTCAAGATTGATAGAAGGACCATTTGGATGACCTAGCTCACCCATGGCTCTACCCTTATTGATGTAATTTTCAGTATAACGGGCTACTTCACGTGCTACTGTTTCTTTCATATACTGTCTACCGTTTCTATTGACTACTTCAGTCTGAATGAAAGGTCCAGTAATGTATAGCTTTGAGCCAGTACCTTCTTTGCTTTCTTCTTTTAAAAACTGAAGGTTTTCATTTAATTCGGTAATGAGTTTCATTTTTAGTTCCTATAAGCAATTGGTACAGCTTTTAAATTGACACCAGTCAATAGATCTGTTACTTGTTTTTCTAGAATAATTGTTTCATATGGCGTAAGAGTAACATTAGCAACAGTTGCTGTTGTATTACTTACAGCGCATACTGTTAATGAATTATTAGCATTTGTAACTCTAACAAGCTTGGCTGAATAGACAGTATTACCTGTACCATTCAATGCTATTTCTGTATTAGATAATTTATAAACAGCAGTCATATTAGAGTCCTTGCTTTCTAGCAAAATCTAGAAGTGATTCAATTCCTTCTTTGTTCTGCACCATTTGATCAAAAATTTCTTTGTTTTCTTCTGATAAATTTACATATAGATTATTTAGTGTTTTTTCTTCTGCTACTGAAAATTTGCCTCTTACATAGGTTGCATCTTCACCACCTGAAGCCACATTACCTAAAGTTGGAGGAAGCTTGAATTTCTGTTTAAAGGCCTGAGGAGAAAGTGACTGCATTCTTTCTGAGCTATCTTTTGTCATATCATTAGAAGCACCCTTTGGAGCTCCTTGGCCTTCACTCTTTTCCTCAGCTTCTTCACTCTTTGCAGGATTATAATATGTTACACCTTCTTGGGCATCAACAATATCTTTATGAGAATGAGATTTACCAGCCTTTACTAGTCTATAAGAACCGTCTGCCATTCTTCTTTTTTGTACTATAATATGACCCATTCCAGCAGGTGTTGTTGAAGGATCAACAGCTTCTGCTTTCATCTTGCCAAGAGATACCTTAGGACGAGGAGCATCTTCTACTGGCTTACCGGATGTAATTGTATCCATGAATCTCTTATGTGAATGACCAAGACTTGCTTGAAGTTTTTCTCTGTCGGCTGGCTTTGGTGTATTGGCAAGCATTGAAAGAGCTTTATTTACATGCTTAGCATGAACTTCTTTCTTTTCACCATTACCAAATACTAAATGATGAGTATCACCTACAGGTTTTTTTCTCATCTGATTTACAATGTTCTTATCAGCTTCTTGATCTGAACTCTCACCTGATTTAGCTGCAGCTTGTTGACGATGCCAAGCAGCTGAACCAACCTTAGCTGGTCGACCACGACCTTCATCTAATTCAACTTGTTTTACTTCTTCATTCTTAACAAACTTAATTATTTTCTTAGCATCAGATGTAGATGACTTCATACCGATTTTACTTCTATAGTCTAAAGCAGATTTAACCGCCTTTTTCTGAAGATCATTCATCTTTTCATCTACTTGTTCAACTTCTTCTTTTACATGAACTTTAGCAGCTTTTACAGCATCTGAATATGTTTTACCTTTACGAAGATGTAGATTGATTGCATCT